GCCGCATTCGCTCCACAAACCCCTTCTGTGCGCGGTCTCGTGCTCGCGCGGCGGACTGCCCCCTCAACAACGCGGCCTTGCTGAACTCGTCCGTGCCAACCTCCGTTCCCAAGTCGCGCCCCCGTTTCTCTTGTCGCCGCTTTCGAATTGCTGCCGCCGCCGAACCCGCCTCCGCGAGCAAGGGGGGGGAGGCGTATTTAGATTCCATAATTAGCACGCACACGTCCTTGATGTAAGGGTGCTTACCAACCATTGACGGTGGCCTGAGTTCTTGTAAAATGTCACGGATGTCGGCGCATGGCTTACCCCAAGAATTACAATAAGTTATCTGTCCGTTGCAGCAAAAAAATGGGACGGCGTGCATGCCGGCGGCGGGAGTCGGCAACACCCCGCCCAAAACACCCCTGCCAAATCGATGCGGTTTGCCGTCGATCTGCGACCGCTGCGCGCGCCAGCCGGCCACCAGCACCCCACCCTTTACTTTTTCAGGCGCATCTTTAAAATGTTTGATAAAATCGTCCAGAGAAATTCCTCCCCCGGCCCCCCAAGGATTCCGGTCAATTTCAAGCATCATGGGGGCAAATGACTCCCGGCGCACACGTGGGGTTGCGCGCGAGGTATAATCATAATTAAGCGCACTTCCTGCCACCGCTATGTTTGTCTTGAATAAATCGCTCCCCGACAACTGGTCCACACCCGAATAATGTATTAAAAAAATAGTAGGTGGTGGTTCAATAGCAGCGAGACGACGGCGTAGCACATCCGCGCGGACCGCGGTGCCCTCGGCGTCCAGCGGCCCCACCTTTAGATGGGCTTCTTGGGTGGCGAGAGGTAGCGGCGGGTCTCGCCGCCGCAGCGCCTCTTGGCGCGCCCAAGCCCATCTCCCTTCCTTCAAAGTTGCAATATCGTGAAAAAACCTTTTTTTGCCCATTCCCCACTTCCAATAACTTTTATATTTTATATCTGTTTCGGCTTCGACGGGACCTAATTCGGGTGTCAGTTGACATTTTCCACGCGCCGCCAGGACGCCCGCTTTTTCCAACTGTATCTTTATGTCATACAACAATTTTTTCTCCGCTGCCGGCATCGCGAACAGCAGCGTGTCGCCGCCTACCCGCAGCTGATTGTTGTCGAGCCCTGCTTTCCAGGTATCTTTTCGCTCTTTTGCAATAAGATCTAATATCCGGCGTCCCAACTTGCCGCCAAGAGCGCGGGGGATGCTGGCTGCGATGAGGTGTTGGTCCCCGGCGAGCTGGGCCAACGCCGCCGTTGTGGCCCGGATTTTTTCAGCATCGCTGTGCGACGCCGCCCATGCTGCGTCCTTCACTTGCGCCATAAATTCAGCCGCCTGATAGTCCTTCAAGCCTACGTGCCACACCTCCCGCTCCCCTCTTAATGGTCGGAGACCATCAATCCTTGCTGCGGCATCGCGCATTACCTTTGCGATTTGGAATAATGTAGGTTTTTCTGAGTTAATAGTGAGGTGAATAAACTTGATGACTTTCGCGTGGTTGTCGCCAAAACGCACACTTTTTTTGTAAACATCAAGATTTTTGTGGGGGGCGCTTGAGAGAGCCGGATCGTTGACAGCCCTCTTCAGGCGCAGGAGCTCGAACTTTTTGAGCCCGAGGCCGGCCATGTCTTCGTCTTCAAGATCCTCAAGGTCGGCGACCACCGTTGCACCAAAGTCGGCCAGCATGCGCGCCACCGCGCGCTGGGCGGGGGCGGCGAGGCGCACGCCGGCCAGCCACTCGGAGAGCGACTGCGCCGGCTTGCGCAGCTGTATCGCCGCCGTGCCCTTCACCAATGGCGGAGAGTCTTTTAATACGTCTATATTTTCAACGAGGTTTCTGCCACTTGGGATGTCCGCGAGTTCGAGCGCGTCGTCCGGAACGTATACGTGTTCGAGTGTATGCTTTTTGCATTTAGTCAACCAAACTTTAACTAGGTCTCGAAACACCTTGCGCGCCTCAAAATCCGTTATACAGCTCTCGACGGGTGTGTGGTTGCGGAACCACCATGCCATCGCAGGCCCCGAGTGCGTTGGGGGCACGCCCCGTTGTAAATTTCCGTGTACAGACACGTCGCCCGGACCAAGCGCCACTGCTTTATCGTGACACCCTGGTACATCGCATTGTGGACGGGGTTGCGCCTTTTCTTTTGTCCAAGCCCCCCGCGCGTACCATTTTTGTGTTCCTCGAAATCCCACATTACACCCGCCGCCTATTAAAATTGCATGGAGAAAAGGTAAAAGTTCACTCAATTTTGCGCCCTCCTCCGGCCGCGCGCCAGAGAGCCCCGCCGTAGAACGTCTTCTGTAGGTAGAGACGTCGTCGCCGCCGTGGCGCTCCTGCGCGAGGCCCTGAAAGCCCACGGTGGAAAATCCATGGCTGTCTTCAAATGCGGGCACATTGCCAGTATGCGCCGCTTTGTAGCCGCGGATATGCACCGATTGTTTCCACCAATATAATAACCATGAGGGTATCATTGGGCAAAAATCTTTCATTGCTCCAGAATTAAATCTTTTTTCTAGTAAATATAAAAAATGTTTAGCGCGGGAATTCAATGGTATTTTGAGATTTAAAAGTAATAACATCACACTTACCATCCAACAATATCCAACGCCCCCCTGGTCAACATGATACGGAGACTCTCCGTCGCAGCTGAATTCGAAATATTTATTCCAAGGCACTCTCTGTGGAAGTGGTATATCATATTCTCCTAAATAATTTCGTTCACGCTGGTTCACAGTTTTGGGAAATTCGTATTTGTGAGTGTCGTCTTCCATTTTTTTTAATAATCTGTCTTCTTTGCGGCTCATAACTAATACAATTAAGAGAAATTAAAAAATGGGTAATATTCAATTTATTTAACCCGGAAATGCAAGCGCCTGACATTCAACGCATTTGCCTGAAATCCCATATTCTTTTATCTGATTTTGGGTCTTGAAAAGTGCACAATTGATTTTTTTGGTGCAATTTGGACAACGTTCGTAGCGAATGAGGGTTACAGGACTTTGTTTCATAAGAAACGCCGGTTTATTCAGATCGGCTTTGTCGGGTCCTTTTGTCATTATATCTGTCTTCTTGGGTCCTTTTGTAAGAGGAGGCAGTAGAGTTTTTTTATAGCGATCATCCATCCTTTTCCACTCGTGTTCCTGTTCGGTGAGAGGGCGAGTGAGGTAGTAGAGGAGGTCTTGGGAAATGAAGCACGTCATGGTTTTGTCATTATATGGACCGAGAAATTAGAATCAATTTTTTAAGAAGAAAATTATATTAAAGATTTAAATCTTTGAAAGATGGATTTATTTTCTGAGAAGTTTTTATTTTTTGGATAATATTCATTTATATACTCTTTCATGTTTTTAGAACCCTGACTTTTATTGCATTGGGAACATATTGGTCTAAGATTGTCTACGGTATCTGAACCGCCTTTAGATTTTGCTTTAATATGTCCCGCTTCAAAATTTGAAAAATCTAATATTGAACCGCATATCCAACATTCCCCCTTACCATATTTTTTCCAACAATCGTCCCTTATTTTTTTTGGTATTTTTTTCTTTCGTGCAATTTTTTTTTTCATTGGTTCAATTCCTGTTTGGGATTTTACTATGTCTTTACACCAGTCATATATCCATTCCTGATTAACACCATACCACATTCCCAAATAGAACCCGCCTTTTTGCTTACAAATATCCAATGTTTTTTGGGGATCTTTGAGTGTTTTTATTCTAGGAAATGCTTCTATGTTCCATACAGATCTTCTGGAATTTTCGTTTTCTATATATTCTATAAGATCATTGTATTTTTGTATGTTAAGTTTATCGGTTAAATAGCCCAATGCTTCCTGAAATGAATTTTGGTTAATATGGGGTCTTCTTGGTTTTCGTGCGGAAGCTTTTCCCCATATGGATGGGTATTTTTTTTCAAAATATCTGAAAGCTTGTTCGGGAATTTGTTTATCTATTTTTTCAGGAAATTCAGGAAGGGGTGTATTATAATTAATCATTTTATAATTATCTTTCATTTCCTCCATATTATTAACGACAACTTCTTCCACCCATATATCAAAATTTGTATACCCTTTATGATATAATTGTTTTATTGCCTCGTATCGATGTTGTCCGTCTATCAAATATAATTCATCATTTAATTTTTCAATATGGATTGGGGGTGAAAAAAGGAAAGCGTTTCTTTTTTTATGGAGATCTATTTGATATTCAACAATATCATTAATTTTATCTTTTAATTGGAGGCGTTGTTCTGTTGGTATGGTAATTTCTAATTTTATTAATTCTTCTATGTGAATTTTGCGAATTTGCTGCAAATTGTTCATAATAAAAAAAATTAAATATATTTAAATCCCTTTATTAAAGAGATCTTACTATACGTGTAAATTTTGCAACTTGTCTATTTTTGGCTCTGAGATATATACGTCAAAGCGAAACGTTAACTCAAAAGAAGAAAATTGAATTAAGAATAAATAGTTTTTTAATTCAAAAGAATGAATGAAAAACCTAATTATACATTAATATCCGTAAAAAACCGGTATATGAGAATTTGGTATGAAGATATTGCAATATGTGAGAGTGATTTTCCTTGCGAGAATACCAATGCCATTCTTTATACCGGGAAAAAGGAATGGATATTATTGAATTCCGCTACAAAATATAGGATAAAAATTGAAGGGTGTTTGAAAAATGTATGGATTGGCAAAGTAATTTTTAGAGACGAGGCACTTACACTAACCAACAAAATTACCCCTTCTTTAACGGAGACCGGAAACATAGAAGAAGTATTTATGATTTATGCTAGATGTAAGGCTTCTATGCGTTTGTTAGACCCGCACATGCGAGATTATGTAAACAATTTCCCATTTGAAAAAAACGATATTGTTTCAATAAAAGCTGTTGCGGGAAGTGGGAAAACAACAACATTATTGAAACTTGCTCAAGAAAATTCCGACAAAAAAATACTCTATCTAGCTTTTAATAAGGCATTGGCAAAGGAACTGCGATTAAAGTGCAATAAAATGGCTAAAAATTTAGTTCCATATACATTTGACGCTTTTATTCGTAAATGTTTCGTTGATAAATTTCCGGATAAAGGATTTCCTATAAAATTTCTTACAACATTCACCTTTGGGGAAGAATATCCGTGGTTTCAAAAAAAACCCGCGCGTATGAAAAAAACATTTATTGCAAAATTTAATAGTTTTTGCAAGAATATAAAATACAATGAAATGCACGAATTTATGAATAATATGCATCCAACTGCATCACCTTTTACAAAAAGACAACTTATTAAAATGTGGATTCATACAAAACAAAATAAATTAGTGACATTTGATGGTTTGAGAAAACTTGCTCTGGTTAATCATTGGTTCAAAGATTATCTAGATGCCAAATACGATATGATTTTTATTGACGAAGCGCAAGATTTTGATCCTGTAATGCTTGAAATTTTACTAAAAGATAGCACGATTCCAAAAGTATTTGTTGGTGATCCACGACAAGCCATCTATGAATGGCGTGGAGCAATAAACGCTTTTGAAAAGTTGCCTGACCATACCAATACTGTTGAATTTTATACAACGTGGCGCATTGGAGATCCGGCATGTGATAAAATTCGGCGTAAATTTAAAGATTGTTGGATGATTGCGGGAAATAATAATGAAACGATATTGCATTGTGATAAAAATCCACCCGGCGAATACGATTATTTATTTCGTTCGTGGAGGTATTTATTGCAAACTGCCGCAATAAAACAAAACATATGGATTAATGATTATTATAAGAAAATAGAATTCATTAAGCGGTTGCATAAAAAATTACAGAAATATCCATTGTCGGAAGAAGAGAAAGGTGAATTTGAGGATGATTTGCCGAACTTTCTCCTCAGTTTAAGTTCTTATGAATTAGAGAAATTAATTGCTGATATAGAAAAAAACAGTGTTCCGAAAAAAATGGCTATGTGTTGCATGTATACAATTCATAGTTATAAAGGTATGGAAAATAACAATATTCGTATTTTCAACGATATAGATCACGAAGAAGAGGAAAATATTTATTACGTTGCTTTGACACGAGGAATAAAAAATATTTATTTAGATTCTCCCCCCGAAGATACCTATGAAAATAAGATTGTGGAAACAAAATCCATGATGCCCGCCAATTTTAGATGGATAACCTTTAAAAAAAGAGATGTTGGTAAAGAAGTATATGTTTAATATAATAATCTGGCAATTTTGTTGTTACTTTTTTAATAAAGAATATTTCAATCCTTGATTTTTCTCTCTTTAATGGATTTTCAATTCTCAGATGAGTACTAATTAACAAGGTGCCTATTTTGAGACATTAGAAAGAAGTACTTGTCAGAGAATTGAAAATCCATTAAAGAGAGAAAAATCAAGGATTGAAATATTCTTTATTAAAAAGATACAATTATTAGTATTATAATGTGGAAAATTCTCGCATTTATTAATTTTTTTATGTTTGGATCTGCGCAATATATAGATACTTCCGAACCTAAAATATGGCTTGAAAATAATATTTGTAATAAATTGCCAATTTCTTTTAATTGGGGAAATGTTGGCGGAAAGAATTATTTAACTAAGAATTTAAATCAACATGTCCCGCAATATTGCGGAAGTTGTTGGGCGCATGGTGCCCTAAGTTCCCTCGCCGATAGAATAAAAATAGCGCGTAATTCAAAGCATCCTGATATAAATCTTTCCGTACAATTTTTATTAAATTGTCATGGTGGTGGAACATGTAACGGTGGGTCTCATTACAAAGCTTATAAATATATTTATGATGTTGGTGGGATTCCATTTGATACATGTTTATCTTATGAAGCTTGTAGTAGTGATTCCGATAAAGAAGTTTGTAAAAACCGCAATTTTTCGTGTAAAGCCGTAAATATTTGCAGGACATCTTCGGGTGGGAAGAATGTTGCAATAAAACAATATCCTAATGCCACAATAAAAAAATTTTATGTTTTGCGAAACCATCCAAAAATGATGACCGAAATTTACAAAAATGGTCCGATTGCCTGTGCTGTAAATTCAGAACCCCTTGATAATTATCGTGGTGGAATTATTGATATGCCCAAAAAGAGCAAGTCAACCGACCATATTGTGAGTATTGTGGGGTGGGGGACAGTTGGGGGTAGAAAATATTGGATTGTTAGAAATAGTTGGGGTGAGTTTTGGGGCGATCTTGGTTTTTTCAAAATTTATATGGGAGAAAATCAACTTGGGATTGAAGGTGATTGTGCGGCGGCAATTCCGGGAAATTGGACGAAGCATAACAAGCCCTGTTTTTTAGGCGGATGTTCTTAATGATTTTTGTGCGTTTTTCTTTTACGATAATAAACTCTGTTTGGGCGTTTCGTTTTGTTTGGACGAGACCATTTAACCAAACCTTTGGTTGCTTTAAAACGTTTGTCTCCTCGTGCGATTTGAGATCTTCGCCATTGGGCAATAACGCGCCTTAATTCTTTATCAAAATCTTTTCTCGGCGTCCG